GATCACAGAGCAACGTGAGTGTAGAGGCTCGATGATACGATTCTTGAAGTTGCAGGTCAGAATGAACCCACAGTTCTTTGAGTATTCTTCCATAAAGTTACGAAGAGCGGGCTGCGTTGAGTTTGCATTCAGGTAGTCAGCCTCATCAAGGATCACATACTTCCGTCCACCCTGTAAGGAGATAGACGATGCAAAGTCTTTGATATCATTACGAAGCGTATCGATGTTTCCGTTCATCGATCCGTTGATCACGATATAGTCGCAGCCCAGCTCTTCGAGCATTGCGCGGGCAATGGTAGTCTTACCGATGCCCGCTGTCCCTGCCAGGATTAGATTAGGGATGTTCTTTTGATTAACAAACTCCTGAAACATAGCTTTCAGCTCAGGAGGGAGGACCGTATCAGCTACGGTCTTTGGACGATATTTCTCGACCCAGAGGAATTCTTTCTGCATCACATTCTCCATAATATAGTAAGCGGCAGGAGGCCCAATACCTCCTGCCGTATTCAAAAGTATCAATCTTCGAAGCGTGAGTTAGCTTCCAGAGTAATCCAGTATTCGATATCGTCGCTCTTGAAGTACGAGATACCGCGTTTCACTATAGACACTTTGTAGTCTAAAGGCAACAGCTTAATGTTATCTGCAGAGAAGATAAGTTGGAAGTCTTTGTCCGTTGGACCGACCTCAACCTGATAGGATGACTTACCCGAGACCTTCGAATCGATTGCTTCGAGATAGATCATACCATCACGACCCGTGACAGCAATCTCCGGTGCTCCTACAACGGGCATAGCCTTAAGCAAACGCGTCAGCATGTCGTTGGTGAGCTCGAACTCGATATCGGGAACGCCCAGATCAATTGTCCGCTCTGGTGGAGTCAGGATCAGTGAAGGTTCAGCATATACGAAGCTGATACTTTCTTTACCCTTGCCAATAGTAGCAGACGTGTCTCCTAGCTTTACCTCTGCATCTTCAAACATAGATACAGCGCTAATGAAACGAATCAGATCATAGATTGCAAACTCCTTATCAAAAGTAGTAGGAACCTTAGCTCTGGCCATTACCGTCTTGCCAGGCGAGATCGTCGAAACAATGTCGCCTGGTTTGAAGATGATGGACGGATTGATAATAGAGAAGTTCTTAAGAACTTGGAGAGTTTTCACATCGAGCATCATATAATATAGTCCTTACTTTTTCTTCTTATTGTTGCCTTTGAGCTGGCTTACATCAGCGGTAGCCGAAGCTCCGATCTGAGCCAGATCAACCAACGATCCACCGAACACATACATGCCGACATGCTTGAGTTCCATCCAAGGACAGAGCCATACATTCATACCTGCATTACGTACCCACTGACAGAACATATAGTCTTCTGACAGATAACGTTCCGAGTACTTATCTTTGATAGCCGATGATTTCGTGTTAGTAACGAACTCAACAACATCTTCTGCAGTCGCCTCAGGATTCTTCTCGAGGAAGGCTGTCATCTCTGGTACGATGTACTGACGCTTAGCATCAATAGGAGTATCAAAGTATGCCATGATCTGACGTGAGCCGTCGAAGTGTTCAGTACGAACGTGATCAGGTGTATACCACTGCTCAGGATAGAGCTCTTGGAACTTCTCGAAGGTGTTACGACGAATCATCATAAACCCTGTGCCAGCTTCAAGAACCTTTACAGGTTCACCAAGCGGAATGGACTGAGTGCCATCTGCAGGGTTGAACACATAGTCACCAACATACTTTTCGAGGTTGTTAGGATCTTCGTCAGCAAAGCCCTTATCGACAGCTGTCTTAATCTTCTCCCACGAGATGCACTTCTTAGGATATGGACCTGCGATGATGTCATAACCATCCTGAGTATGGTCTGGATCCTGTAGTGCGAGGAGAGCAATCACGTCATGTGGATTGAATCCAATGTCAGAGTCGATGAACATCAAGTGAGTATCACCTGAACGCATAAACTCGTCAGCACAGTAGTTACGTGCTCTCGTAATCAACGATTCGTTGAACAGGAAGTAGAATCGTACCTGCACACCGTAATGTGTACACAGAGCTGATAGATCGGCAACAGAGCGAGCAAACATACCCGCACACTGTCCACCATACATCGGGACAGCCACAAAGAGCTTACGCTCTCTGAGCTTCTCGACAGGAAGTTTAATTTCAATACCCATTATTCACTTACCTTTCTAGGACGGCCGCGGCCGCGTTTAACTGGTTCTTCTGTCTTAAGTTCGTCGAGGACCTCAATCACCTGCGTATGCAGAGGCTCAAGAATGCTTTCAATCGATTGTACGGTCTCATACTTAGCATCATGCTCTGAACGGATGCCATATGATCCTTCGTACTTCGACAAGGCTTCTGAGTCGAACGAGATATACTGACCAATGCGTGTTCCAGGCTTGATACGCATAGGACCACAGCTCACGTGCATACAAGCTGCCATAACGCCGTGATAACCACTGTCGTATAGTCCCGAAGTAAGAAAAACGCCATTACGATTGAGGGTGGAGCGAGTAATAACCCAACCAGCTTCACCGTCTCCGACTTCGATAACGTTTTCCATAACGACTTCATAATGGCCTTCCTGTAGGACATAGTATCCATCACCATTGAGTTTCAGCTCAACAGACCCACGGTGAGTCTTGTCTTCTTCGGTAATAGTGAAGGTGCTCGGACGGATAAGCAAGACCTTGCCCAACCGAAGGTCTACAGCGTTCGGCTGTACATCCCCTTCATAGATGTTTGTAAGAGTTGACCTAGAGTTAGGTCCTGCGATATGTTTCATTGAGTGTCCTCACGTGTTGCATACATCATAAGAATAATGTAGTGGATTGCTTTGAGAAGGTCTTTGCGGTTGTTTCCGCCCTTCTTACCGAATCGTGCAAGATACTTGATAGCAGTATCACGAGCGGTAGTGTCTAGAGAGCCAAGCGACTCCCAGAAGTCTACGGTCTGGATCTCTCCATTACCAACATAGTGCTGTCCGTAGGTCGAATCGATATAGGCTTGTACTTCTGCCAGGATATCGCCTTCATGGTATTTATAGTCGATCAATCGCTTGACAGGGATACCTGGCTTAAAATTTCCTGCATCTGTCATTTCACTCTCAATAGCATCGAATCTCTCGCGCTTAACCATAGTTAACTTCTCCACATAGATCATTAATATACTTCATGTTCGACCTAGCCAAGTCGATCCTTTCCTTATCCAACGTACTGAAGTTAAAGTCAACTTCTTTCTCGTACTTGCCATCAATCAGTCCTGTAGGAGAACTATCGAAAGCAATTTTGTTGAGACCAGCCCAGATAGCTGCAGAAGAGTCCCACGTATCGATATGAAACTGTCTGCAGAGCTCAATCTCATTAGGTCCATCGACCATACCAAGGAAGTGAATCTTCTTGCCGTTGTTATAGGCAAGTTCGAGGATACCACGACTATAGAGCTCACACATCATACGGAAGCGACTCATGTAGCGTTGCAGCTTATTGTCCTTCTCGACACCATAGGCATTAGGAACGCCAAGGATCGATACGCCGATGTAGTCAACATGAGGAGAAGAAGCAGCCCAGGCAAAGGTCGCGATGTAGTCTTCGATGTCCCCAATCTCTGACTGAGGAACAAAGAACGTCTTGAAGCCAGCTTTACGGAACTCAGGAGCTAGCTGCTCTGCAGCCTTGATGGTCTTTGAGCCAGGTTCGTTAGGATAGTCGGACATAACGATGTAGTCAGCACCAACGGCCTTACCCATCTCAATCAGCTTTTCCGAAGGATACATGTCCCGACCCTGCTTGTACATTTCAAAAGCAGAGTTGTCGAGAATGTAGGTATTAGCCAGGTTACGAGCACTCTGATAGTACCTGGTGTACTCCCTGTCTTCCTCGACGAGGTGAGCAAGAAGTAGATGATGCGATTGAGTGTTTACGAATGTAGGAAGTAGACGCGTGGGCGCAATATGACAAAAGTCAACCATAATATAACCTCATTATAAATTGTAGAAGTGGATTACTTCTTGTGGATCTTTACACTATAGCCCATGTCGTGTAAATCGTCAACATGGGAATCCGAGATCTTCTCACCCTTCTTTAGCTGATCGGATTCGATGCCAGAGCTAGGGTGGATCTTGTGAACGATGTAGTGCGTACCGTTCTCATGTGGTTTAAGTTCAACATCATGTGCTTCGCTGATATCTTGTGACTCTGCCATGAATGCGCTGAAAGTTTTCATCTTAGTATCCCTATTAGTATTCTGCATAGCTCCCGTTCTCATTATCTTCTGAGACCGAGATTTTGAATTTACGACCAGGGTATTTATCTTTAATAAGAACTGCGAGATCATCAGACATCATCTCGCACGAACGATAGTCGAGCTTGAGAGTTTCAGTTTGATAAAGAGATTCGAGCCAGCGCTTCATCTGGATGAACTCAACGTCACGATTGTCATGACGGACTTCCAGGTCTACGCGGAAGTGGAAGATATGACGGTGATCATATCCAAGGAACTTAACATCCTCTAGCTCTGGATTAGTCAGAGCTTCTGGATAACGGTGAATGCCTTCCTTCTGGAAGGTAACCCAAATGTACTTAATGGTGCTGTTGCCGCTTTGCATATTTTGCCTCTTGCTGTTCTTTTGATTGAGTTGTTTTGAGAAGGGATATTGTACTATAAAGTTCACGAGAAGTCAACAATCTAAATTCTGTGATTCCCGTATTGTCATAATACTCATCTCGAGACTCACAATTCAAATAGTCTTCCATCCATACCTTATGTGTTGTAGGCGGGAACATCTCACTGAGTAGATACTCCTCGGCTAGTTTCGCTTCATTAAGCGATTCGAAAACTTGACTGTACTTTGGTGTGATGATCCAGTCATCATACTTCTTTACATAGCCATCATCTACAGATGGATCGAATCTTTTCATAATGTCCATGTGATGTGTTATACCAAACTTAACAAGAATCTTACCATCGTCAGGCTTCTTGTACTTCTTGTTTTGTAGCGTTACCACATACAGCTTATACCAGCTCATCACTTAACTCCCAAACCTTCACTTGATAGAATGATGTTCCAGGCCCACTGTGTGAAGTGACGCTTGGACTTCGAAAAGACCTTAGCTTCTGTAATGTATAGCTTTTGCTTCGACTTGAAATCGAAGCTCTCTACCATCTCAATGAAAATGGATTTAGCTTCGTCCAAGGATGGGGCAGCATCGATGGCATGCCCGTAAGAAGTGAGGTCTTTTGCTTTCAAATCATAACTCATAATATAAAACCTTCCGCTCAGTCTGTAGTATCCTTATACCACAAAACCGAACGGAAGGCAACAGTTATTTTCAAAATTATTTGTTTGAACCTAGACGTGCGATGTTCAAGAACTCACGACGAATGTCAGAGTTAGGTTCTGCAAACTTACCACGAGCCGAGAGAGTTACTGTCGACGATCCAGTATCCTGGATACCACGTGACTTAACACAGTAGTGGCTTGCATCGATGTATACTGCAACATCAGGTGACTCGGTAATGAAAGCA